ATGGACAGATGCTGACAAAGCAATTGTATTAGATGCTATAAAGTTATTCTCTGAGATGCTATCCAGGTATACTGGTACGTCTCCAGAGGATGCTTTTTCTTGTGTTATGAGAGACATTAACTTTAAGTTGTCCCCATCTATTAAATATCATGGATATGCAAAAGGCAATACGATCACATTAAAGCCTGGGTTTGTTGAACTTAGACTGGTACTTCATGAGTTAGCACATATATTCTCTAACCGTTTTGAGTACAGAAAACGTCCTCAGTATCTTCTTGGAAGATATGGTATTCCTCTTCCTAACAGTAGAAAGTTAGTTACTGGCCCGTACATTGGTGGATATAGTCGAGGTATGGGGAGGTATGCACAAGTCAATGGATTTATTTCGGATACTATTCAACACAAAAAATCCCAGGTTAATAGTGCTTTTGAAGACTTTGCAGATATGTTAATGAACTTTATTTTCGGAATAGAATCTTTTGCAGATAACGATGCCGGACATGCTATATATTATTGGATGGATGAACACATGAGAGAATGGTTGTTACCATGCACGATTCAAAAATAAATATTAGGGGGTTTAGGTACCCGTATGATTTGATGTATAATGTCCCGTCATCTAGATTGGGTTTTGATGGTCATGATTATTATGCAGATAAGAATGATTGGATAAGGTATAATTTTGATATGATATTACAAAGACTTCGAGAAAATGAAGTCACAGTGGATGAGGTTTATATTTACACAGATTATGATTTTTATGTTAGATATACTTTTAGAAAGGGGAATAGTCAAATAAGTATTGATATTACTAGGTATGAATTATCTGATAGATTTGGATATGCACCAATTATTTCTAGATTGGAGGAGGCAGTAAGTAAGCTGTTAGAGTATGTCGATAAAAACTGATACGGGCTGGAAATGTTCGATATGTGGTATAGAATATAATATGCAAGGAGAGGCGTTGTCATGTGAACAAGATCATGATATAATCTATGTAGCATTTAGAAGAGAAGACTTATTCAAATTAATACAGTTTTTATATGTTAGAGACGATAGTCTTCTACAAGGAACTTTAATAGAAACATTAATGAAATATAGAAATCAACTGAAAGGAAACTAAAATGGAACCAACTGAGAGAGAGAAGAAATTAGTAAATTATATTTTATGGCTTATACAAATGCTAAATGGTTATACTTTATTCATAGCATATATGTATAAAAATGGTGAGTGGTTAGAGAATCAATTAAAGCCTTTACAGGAAAAAGAAACTGAAAAAGAAATGTTAGAATTTCTTAACACAGAATTTAATACAGGAATATCCATGCAGTTAGACAAAGATTACATAAAAGAGAGAAATGAGAATAAATAGCATAGGAAATTCTGTACTTTATAATGCATCTAATAGAGATGTGTTTATGGATATTTTTGGTGTTTATGAGTTAGCTGAACCAAAAATTAAGTTCGATGTTATATATGCTGATTGTATTTATGATAGTATGGATTTTGATTGGATTTATTGGTGTTACGAATGTTTAAAGGATAATGGAATATTTTTTGTTCAAACAGACTATCACACGGTGGCTGAATACAAGTATGCTCTCGACAGGTTGTATGGATTTAATGTTTTAAAGGGTGGGTTTGTTAACTGGATAATAACTATTCAGGAATGGGGTGGTACATCCAAACGATTTTTCCCCAGAAAACATGATGATATCCTAATGTATGCTAAGGGGAAAGATTATAAATTTTACCCAGAAAGAATTCAAATAGAGAAAGTAACTAAGGGAACTGACTTCGATAAAAAAGGTACCGGACTAAAAACCCCATGTGATGTCTTCTACGATTTAGGTAATTTTTCTACCATGTCTAAAGAACGTGTTAAGGGGGTTGATGAAAAAAATATACAGTGGCAAAAACCACTAAAACTTATTAACAGACTCTTATTATCAACTACAGATGAAGGTGATTTTGTACTTGACCCCTTTATGGGTAGTGGTACAACAGGAGTTTGGTGTGCACAAAATAAACGAAATTTTCATGGGATAGAAATTGATGAAGAAGTTTACAACATCGCCAAAAAAAGAATTGAAGAAGAAGTGTATAAAATGTTGGGAGGTAATACTGCCAGAGGAGAAAAAGACAATAATCCCCCTAGACATACCATACGTGAATCTATGGGTACATAAAGGTTGTTTATTAGAAATAGAAAATTTACTTGAATTTTTACAAAAAAACTATGAAAAGTGGTATAATTATTATGTAATAGGAGAAGAAAATGGAATTAAATAATACTGTAGAAGGAACATTTAAACTGATATTAGAAGCTGAGCCTCTTTCAGAGGCTGGAAGAAAATTTCTAGAATCTTTAGAATGTCCAGTAAATATTGAGATACGAACCTCACAACCAGCCCAAGAAACCTGCCCTGTTTGTGGTAGTACTTACCTTATCAAAGAGGGGAAGTGTACTACATGTTACGAATGTGGTTGGAGTAAATGTAATTTATGACTAAACATCGTTTAACAGTAGATTCTAAAGCTAGATTAAGAAATCTTACTCAATATGCTAAAATGACTGATGAGGAGTATGATGCTGTTTGGGAAACAAAACTGACTGGTATTGAGGGAGTTACTGAGTTTGAAAAAAGAATCGAAAGAAAAATAGCCAGTTTTGCTAAAGATTATGATCTAGATGATTTGAAGGCGAATGATAAACTAACCCTTAGAGCATTAGCACAGTCTTATATTACTCTAGAGGATTTAGAAAATTATTCTTATAGAGAAAGACTTGGTGGTATCTCCGAAGATAAGATTCTATCAATGGAAAAAATAAATAATATTATGTCTAATTTAAGACGTGATATTTCCAATATGCAGAATGATCTAAAGATTACCAGAAGAATTAGAAAGGGGGATAAAGAAGAATCGGTTATTAATTATATTGAGGATTTGAAACAAAAAGCCAAAAGGTTTTACCAGTCTAAAATGGCGTATATTTTTTGTCCGAAATGTGGTATGTTATTAAGTACAGTATGGGTTTTATATCCAGATGCTAAAAATAAACTTACTTTTACTTGTAAAAGAGAGATAATTCTCAGTGATGAGCAAAAGGAAGAAAAAGAAAAGCTGTATTGTGATACTACATTTTCGGTAACTACTAAAGAATTATTAGAAAAAAGAGGTACAAATAGGCAGGACTTACTGCCGGAAAGCTTATTATGAACTACAAAAAAACAGACAAATGCAGAAATTGTAAAGGTGAATTAGTTGATACTCTAAGACTAGGAGATGTATACCCATCTAATTTTGTACCTAATGGTGCAGAAATAGAAAAAGCACCATTAGTATTAGCTAAGTGTCTTGATTGTGGGCTAGTGCAACTTAGATATACTATAGACCTGGACTTAATGTATAGAAAATACTGGTATAAATCAGGAATCAATAAAGAAATGGTAGCACATTTACAGAATGTTGTTGATTCCATAGAAGAGACAATGGAGTTTAAGTTTGGAGATGCGGTAGTTGATATCGGTGCTAATGATGGTACGATGTTATCGTTATATAGTGTCCCAGGGTTGATTAAAATTGGATATGACCCTGCATATAATTTAGCAGAAGAGGCTAGTGGTAAATGCGATTATTTTATTAACAATTACTTTAGTTCAGAGTATTACCCCCTATCCTATAAAGCGAAAGTTGTAACAGCTATTGCTATGTTTTATGATTTAGAAGACCCTAACAAGTTTATAAGCGAAGTTTTAAATATTTTATCTGATGATGGAATTTTCGTAATCCAGTTTGCTGATTTAGTTTCTATGTTAAAAACTAATGATTTCGCAACAATATGCCACGAACATATAGAATACTATGACTTGCATACTATAAAAAATATGTTAGAAAATCATGGTTTACATCTCTTTAAAGTTACTAGAAACTCAGTGAATGGTGGAAGTCTTAGACTTTACCTGGATAGAGGTATCAGACCCGTAGACCCATCAGTTAATAAAGAATTAGAATATGAAAAGCTAAACTATACTCAGGAATCTCTATCTATTCTTGAACAGGAAATAGATAGAATCAGTAGAGAGGTTTATATTTTTATAAGTTTTGAACATTCTAAGGGGAAACATATCAGTGTATTAGGTGCCAGTACTAAAGGTAATACTATTTTACAAGTCTTCGGTTTAGATAATTCTTTGATAGATTACGCCGCAGAAGCTAACGAGGCTAAGTGGGGATTAAAAACCATAGGTACTGGAATAGAAATTCAATCAGATGAGTTTGTATTTTCTAAGAATCCTAACTACTTATTAGTACTACCCTGGTTTTTTATTAATGATTTTATATCTAAATATTATAAGTATTTAGATGATGGCGGGGTATTTATAGTACCACTTCCAGAACCTAGTTTAATAACTAAAAAAGGATGGAAAACCCTAAGTTGGAGAAGTTTAAACAATGACAGATCAGTCTCGTAAAACTATCGGAGAGTTAATTGATCAACTTACGACTACGATACTTCGTTGCTGGTTTGCACAAGAAGACATCATGAATACCAGCTTATCTGAAAAGCAGAGGTTAGATGCCGCTATTCGTGCACAAGAACAGAATGCTAAACGTAGTCAACTAATTGGTGCAATTAATGAGTACTTTAAAGAGCAGGGGTATACCTCTACTAAAACCTATGACTAAAACTATTTTATTTATTAATCATAAAGAACCCAGATGTGGTATTTATCAAGCCGGTTTGGGTATTTCAAAAATACTAAAAAAATCTGATAAATATAAATTAGAATATGTTGAGGTAGAAAATTTAGATCAATTTGAAAATTATTTTAATTCTATAAATCCAGATGCTATATTATATAATTATCATCCAGCGCCTATGCCGTGGGTAAATTTAGATATTATTAAGCGATATGAAAATCTAGCAAAAAGTGTCGTCATTCAGCATGAAGGATTCCATAACCCGGATAACACCACTTTTCAATATTATATATTCGCTAATGCGGCAATGGAACTTTTACCAGAATGGAATAACGTCTTTGTAGTTGGAAGACCTTTAAAGAAATATGAAGGAGATTACCCTACTAATAGTGTGCCTGTTATTGGAAGCTTTGGTTTTGGATTTCTAAATAAAAGATATGAACTAATAGCTAGAACAGTAAATTCTGAATTTGATACTGCGATAATAAATCTACAAATACCTTATGCTAAATATGGAGATAATGATGGGATTGCCGCAAGACAATCCGTAGAACTTTGTCAAAGAGAGATTACTAAACCTGGAATAGAACTAAAAGTATCTCATACTTTTTTATCTGAGCAGGATTTACTAAAATTTTTAGCGTCTAATAATATAAATGTTTTCTTGTATGATGATATGCCGGGGAGAGGTTCAGCCAGTACAATAGATTGGGCGCTATCTGTAAAAAGACCCATAGCAGTTAGTAAGACTTATATGTTTAAACATTTAGTAACAGAACCTTCAATTTATATAGAAGACAATTCTCTAAAAACTATATTAGATAATGGAACTAAACCACTAGAAAAATTTTATAAGATGTGGTCAGAAAGGGAGAATATAAAACACTATGACAGAATATTTGACAGAATTTTCTCTCAATAGACTTTTAACCGATAAAGATAGAAAAGAACTTAAACCTATGATAGAAAATATGGCTAGGGCATTACCAGATTTAATTAGTAGAAAAATACCAGAGGCTAATGTTCAGCAGGCATTTGTATACAGAACCGTTAGAGAATTGTTAGTATTTGGTTATAGTATTTTATCAGTGGGTTGTTATGAAGATACTGCATATGAATTTTTAAAATATCTAGGATTTAATGTTGTCGGTATAGACCCTGTTATTAATCACGATTTACATACATTTAAAACAATAAATTATTTAGAGTATGGGATAATTTTTTCTACATCTGTAATAGAGCATGTAGAAGATGATGAGCAGTTTATAAAAGATATTTGTGACCTTCTTTCTGTAGATGGGCGTGCTATACTGACTTGTGATTTTAAAGATAGTTATAAATCTGGGGATGCAGTTCCCTACTCTAATTACAGACTATATACCGAATATGATTTAAATGTTAGACTTAGAAAGGTAATAGAAAATAATGGTTGTAAATATATAGGAGATACTAGTTGGAAAGGCGAACCTGATTTTTGGTATCAAGGACATAATTATAGTTTTGCTACAATGGTATTTCAAAAAGAAAGGACAAAAAGTGGATATATATTACACTAAATATGGTAAATTCTTACTTCATCCATATGATTTAATATCAAAAGAACTTATTAAAGGAAATTTTTGGGAACCAGAACTGTTACCAGTTTTTAATAAATATATCAATAAGGATAGTGTAGTAATAGAAGTGGGTAGTTATTTTGGGGATCATACAGTATACCTATCGAAGATTGCCCACTCTGTATATGCATATGAAGGATTTAAAAGAAACTATTACCATCTAATAACTAATATATTTCTAAATAATTGTTTTAATGTTTACCCATTAAATTATGTTATTGGAAATGGAGAAACTGTACGGGAAGCTAGAGATGTAGATGAGTGGGGGCCAGATTGGTCTTATAACGCCGCAGGAGCTAGATTTGTAGCTGGTACTGATATAACTACATATTTACTAGATGATTTATATTTTACTAAAGTAGATTTTATAAAAATAGATACAGAAGGTATGGACTTAAATGTTATGCTTGGTGGGGAAAAGTTGATATTGAAAAATAGACCTATTATAGTCTTTGAATATAACGAACCAATTTCTGTACCTTTTAAAGAGTACGAAAATTACTTGAATTATATTAACTACTCCTATGAAAAGATAGGATGGTATAATTATTTGGCTTTACCAAAGGATTAATAATGGATAATATTAGTAGAATGATTTTTTACAACCACTTTGGTGCAGGAGATATTTTTGAGAGTAGGGAATTTGTAAAAGATTATGTACAATTAATGCCTCATTTAGATTTTTATTACGCACACGGGAAACATCCAAAAATTTTACTGGATATCCCAGAATTAAAATATACAGAAGTTACCGATGCTATGCATCCAATGAATAAAATCACTGTATCAACTGATACTATCTATATCAATACCTGGATAGGAAGAGATGGTAGGTATGTACTTCCTGGAATTGGTTGCACAGTAGAAAAACTGTACGAAATGCATAATAGTATTCTGCATGATTTAGGAATGCTTAAACTTACTAGAGATGATGTTTATTCCTATATTCCAAAAATAGATTTTAGTGCTTACGATGTTAGTGGGGTTCATGACTTTATTTATAATACGAAAAAGAGAAAAAGAGTTCTAATTAGTAATGGGCCTGTGCAATCTAACCAAGCATTTAACTTTGATTTTACTCCAGTAATTAACGAATTATGTGTAAAATATCCAGAGATTATTTTTATAGCAACTTCTTTTACAGATTTGGTATATGATAATTTGTTTTATACTGGAAACACTATAAAATCAGATGGGTTTGATTTAAACGAGGTGGCTTATTTAAGTTGCTATACGAATCTAATTATTGGAAGAAGTTCAGGGCCTCACACTTTTTCTCAGCATATTGACAACTGGAATGACAAGAATAAAATAAATTTATCTTTTACTTATCAGAGAACTGGTTCTCATTTTGTATTATCAGACCACCTTCCTATGAAAAAGGAATGGTCTCCAGCAACAGAAACGGTAGATGTGGTAGCAAAGATTTGTGAGGTGATAGACAGATGAATAGGGAAGAAATGCTAAACATGTTAGAATGGGTATCTGATTACTATAGACTAAAGGATGAAAGTCCTTTAATTGCTAGGGATATACGTAAAGTTATTGTTGAGCTAGAAAGGCTTTGGAAAATAGAAGATGAGCAAAACTTTAATAGGGATTAATACATACGGACTTTTAGATTTTACTAAGCTTACAGTCAAATCTATTATAGATACTGTTAAGCATCCTTTTGATATATGTATTGTAGTAGGAAAACCAGCGGATTTTGAAACAATCAGTTGGGTATTTGATACTGGATTACATACGATTATTCACGATCAGAATTATGGTTTTCCAAAAGGACTTAATGATCTATATGATTTTGCTTGGAAGATGAATAATTACGATTATCTTATTATTAGTGGGCCGGATATTATAGCGTATCCTAATACAATTGATCTACTTATAGATAAGGCTGAGACATCTGATTGGGAATGGATAAGTTCTTCTCAGTTTGATGTAAAAGCCTTAGTGAGTATGTACCCAGAAACTAAAGAATATTTTCATGGGCCTAATTTGGTATTCAACGATTTTGGAACTGCTGAACCCTGGATGGTGCACAAAGATTGGGATAGACCGGATAGTGTAGAACCTAATGTAATTAAAGATGTACACAATTTATGTCTGTATAAAAAATCAGTAATGGATGCAATAGGATATATTGATACAGGCTTTTATCCGGCATATTATTCGGATAATGATTACGCCCGTAGGGGTGTAAATGCGGGACTAAAAACTTGTGCACTGAGTAACTCAGTATACTTCCATTTCTGGAGTAGAACTCTTCATCAGGGGACTAGTGTATCTAACGATAAATACTTTAATAATAATAGAAAATATTACATAATGAAGTGGGGTGGGGATTTTGGAAAAGAAAAGTGGTTAGTTCCTTTTAATGGAGAAAATCCAATTATAGATGGTATCCAGTATGAAGGAAATTTAAATATAAATACTAGAGATAGAGAAATGGAAATTATAAATCATTGGAAAAATAGATAATGCCAATTGTAGAAAAAGTAGAACAAGAGGATTTGATATTATACGAAATTCTGAGAAATCCAGTCTTATGTACAGAGTTTATTTATAATATTGATCTTCTAGAAAACGAAGAAAAATTTGAATATACTTTGTATCAAAAAGAATTTATGTGTGATTTTAACAGCTATGTAAGTTTATCCTGTGCTAGATCAGTAGGTAAAACCGTAGCTATCGTTGGAATTATTGTTTGGATTTTAATAGTTAATATATTTCCTTTAGAGTATATTATTTATGGAGTACCGGGTAAAGCTCACCTGGAACCAGTCTGGTCTAACTTAGTACGTAGATTTAGAAGTAACTCTTTCCTTAAGTTTTTCCTAGATAACCGTTCTGGAATAAATAATTCAGAATACATATTAAAATTACAAAACAACTCACAACTAATGTGCAGACTAGCCGGGCAGACTGGTACTGGTGTTAACTTCATTGGTCTGCATACCCCATTCGTAATGATAGATGAAACCGGATATTTCCCGTGGAGTGCCTGGACAGAGTTGCAACCTATCCTAAATACATTTGAATCTGGTTTTAGAATGATGGCATCTGGTGTGCCTACCGGACTTAGAGAGCGGAATGTAAACTACCACTGTGATAGAGAGAACTCTAACTATACTAAACATAAAATATCAGCACTTCAAAATCCAAGATTTACAGAAGAAGACAGACTTAAAGCACTTGAACTTTACGGTGGAGACGAGACGGATGATTACATTCATCTGGTATTAGGCTTACACGGTAAACCAGTATTTGCTCTATTTGATAGAAATAATATGTCTATTAGTAACTATCCGGTACATAAGATGGTATTGGATGGTACAAAATACTTCGATATTATTACAGAATATATAAGCAAATTAGCAATATTTCCCGGTTTACCAGATAAAGATACTCAATGTTTATTTGGGATAGACTTAGGTTTTACAGAACCTACAGCTATTGTTATATTAACTCTAGATAGAAATGGGGTATTTAAATTTCACGGAAGAATAACTCTAAATAAAGTTAATTATTTCGTCCAGGAAAAACTAATAGATTATTTAGACACAAAGTTTAAACCCTTTATTATCGGAATTGATGAAGGTTCTGCTGGTAAAGCGGTTATCCCAAGACTTAGAGAACATGAAGACTTTCTTCATAAAAACTTTAAAGAAAGAATAGTACCGATTAACTTTTCATCTCAGATTGTTTTGGGGGTAGATACAGAAGGTAAAGAGATAAAAAGCAAAACAAAACCATTCTCTGTAGGAGTACTACAAGATTATAGTAACAACCATAAAATTATATACTCATCTACAGATTTAGAAATGGTAACCGAACTAGAACGAATGACATACAGTAAGACACCAACAGGCGAAATAGTTTATAAAACCCTTACTGAACGGGGTGGAAAGAAGGGAGAAGACCACTTTACATCAGCTATGCTGTGTGGAGCACTAGCATACTATATGTACAGTGATGTGCTAAATTTCAAGGTTCGTACTAAAAAATTAGCATCTGCCTTTTGGAATGTTCCTGCTGATAGTTATGTCTAATAGGAGAGAACTATGAGCAATGAAATGAGAAAATTAGCCGAAGCCCAATATACTATTTGGGATACCTATGGTTATAAAGGTAAAACCAGCGGTGTATGGTCACCATCTGATGTAGATAAACTGGAAGCCGTAGACTTTAAAGAATTCCACAAGTTGGTAGATCAATGCCGTTTTTATTATAGAAAAGACCCAATTGCGGGTACAGTCGTAAATAAATTGGTTGAAATAGGAGTAACAGATATTTCACTAGAAAAGAAAGGGCTGTCCCCTAATGAACTTAGGATATTTACAAGTATTTTAGGTAAAGTAAAAGAATTTTTAGAGAATTGTGCATTAGAATATTTAGTCTCAGGTTTGGTTATTCCAGAGATTAAGTATGCGTCTGTTACAAAAGAACAGCTTACAGATTTAGGTATAAAGAAATACACTACTCTAACATTACCAGTTTCCATGTGGTTGCGTGACCCTAAAACAATAAAGATAAACTCCACAATGGTAACTGATGAGCCGTCTTATTACGTGATTTTACCAGAACAGTTAATAATGTTTATTCAGAACAAGGGTGTTTACCCAGATGGTAATGAAGATATAGCACTATATAATGAACTCTTGACTTATTACCCAGAGTTTGTACTACAGGTAATGAGTGGTAAGAAAGAAATCTTACTAGAGAATAATCTGATAGTAAGAAGAAAAGTATTATCAGATTCTCCGTATCCTACTCAGTATTTGTTACCTGCTATTGAGGCGCTTAAACATAAAAGAAATTTGCGTAGGATGGACTACTCTATTGCATCTAGAGTTATTAGTGCTATTATGTTAGTCAGATTAGGCAATGATGAATTTCCTGTTACAGAGGATGATGAGAGTGTTTTTGAAAATATCCGAAGTCAAATGACCTGGAGAAACTCATATGGTAGAGATATAGAACGTATTTTCCAGTTATTCGGCAATCATACGTTAGATATAGAATGGGTATTCCCTCCAGTAGAAGCTTTACTAGATGATGCGAAATATAGAGAAGTAAATCAGGATATATTCTTTGGTTTAGGATTTCCTAGAATATTAACTACTGGTGAAACAGAGAGGACACAAACGTCTGACCCAGAGTTTGCTACAATGTCTCCAACTAAAACTATAGAGAATATACAGAGTAAATTACTCCCTATAGCACAAGCAATTATGAGAGATACAGCACTGAGCAATGGACTTAAAGACTATCCTAAAGTTAAATTCAGTCCTGTAAATCTGCATGCGTTTGCTACTTTTGTTACAGCAATGGTTTCTCTTTATAATACTGGTAATATTTCTAGAACTACTTTGGACGAGTTGTTTGGATTCAACTGGGAAGATGAAATGGAATTGAAAGAAGGGGAACAAAAAATTATGGAAGATTCTGGATTACCAGAATTCTCTCCACAGCCGTTTTCTCCACAACCAGGGAACCCACAACAGAATAATAACCAAAAACCTCCCGCAAAAGAACAGAAAAATACCGAAAAATAACTAGAAAATTTAATAGTAAATGAGTTAAATCATACAATGAAAAAGTGTATTATATGTGGTAAACATAAAGAAGAGTCTGAGTTTCATAAGAGTAGGGGTAATAAGGATGGGTTACATTCTTACTGTAAAATTTGTAACAGAGAACATTCAAAAAAATGGCGCAATAAAGATATAGATAAGACTAGAATATATTATAATAATTATTATAAGGATAATCCAGAAAAGTTTAAAGTATATAAAAAGAAATATTATGAAAAAAATAAAGAAAGTCTTAAAGAATATGCTAAAAATTATGAAAACAGATACAATAAGTATGGAATTACTGTTGAAGAATATAACCGATTATTTGAAAAACAAGGCGGGTGTTGTAGTATATGCAAGAAACACCAATCTGAATTTAAAAAGACATTGGCAGTAGATCATGATCATAAAACAGGTAGAGTTAGAGGTTTACTTTGTAGTAATTGTAATATCGCAATTGGCTTGTTTAATGAGAATAAGCACATGATTTTCAGTGCTTTTGAATATTTAAATTCATTTCCTGAATAACTTTTAGCATTTTTTAACCATTTATACTATAATATATATGAATATAATTCGTGGAATATTTGTTCCATGTTATTGAGGTTTATCATGACTGATAACAAATTTTATTTAACTACTGAATTCGAATTTTTGGAAGACGAATCTCCCGATTTGGGGGAGGAGTTTTCCGCTATCAGTTTAAATCCATTTTTTCAGTGGGCTAAAATAGTTGTTACAGATGATTTACCAAATGCTAATAGTAAGCGCATCCCTCAAGAAGAGTTCGATAATTTAATTAAAACAGGGATTAATGCACCTATTAAAATGGCACAGAAGGAGATTTCTCCTGGTCATAAAGAAGCATTTGGAAATCCAATCGGTGTAATAGCTAATTTAACAAAAGAGGCTAATAGAATCATAGCCCTAGCCGCTTTATGGAAGAAAGAAAGACCAGATGATATTGCTAAATTAAAAGAAATGTACTTGAATGGAAATCCTCCTAATGTTTCCTGGGAAATATCCTACACAGAAGCATCCATAAAAGACGATGGTACAGAGGACTTGTTAGGAACTTCCTTAGATGGTTTAGCAATTGTAGGTCTTCCGGCATACCAGGGCAGAACTTCTTTTGTTGCAATGTCTTCTGAAAACATAAATTCTGATAAGGAGAGTGAAACTTTGGAAGAAATTGAACAACTTAAGCTAAAAATTGAGCAGTTAGAAAGTGAACTCGCACAGTTGAAGGCAGAAAAAGAAACGTTACAAAGCTCTTTAGAGACAGCCCAAGCAGAAACTACTGAACTGAAAACTTTTAAAGATACAGTTGAAAAAGAAAAAGCAGATTTGGAGAAATTGGAAACAATTAAAGCTAAATTTGTAGAAGCTGGCATTTCTAAAGATGAGAGTTATTTTACCGAGAAAAAGGAAACCCTTTTAGCACTTGCTGAAGATGAATTAGATTTCATGATTCAGGAGATTACAGCATTTAGCAAAACTGCTGTGTCGTCTACTAAAGGGCCTAAAATTCCCGATGTGAAAAACACAAACAATGAAGACGAAGATGATTTGTCTGATCCTAAGAATTTAGCTAAAGCTTTAAAGGCTTTAAGAGCTAAGACGTAATTTGGAGGTTTAAAAAATATTATGGAACTCAATCAAATTGGCGATATCATAATCGGCGCAGTTGCGATGGATAACATCGTAGAGGGTCGATTTGTAGTGTTAGCCTCGCATTCTTTGAGTAAAGACTATGGTAGCCAGAGCGATCTCCCCGGAGCTAGACTCCCTGTGAACTCGACTGAGGCTTCCAGAGCTAAGTACATTACGAAGTTTGAGCAGGACAATCGCAGTTTACCGATCTACCAACCCAACCCGGCATATTCTTTTGCTTTGCGCTACGGTTTTGACCAAGCCGAGAATGCACCATTCAGTGCTGATGTGTATATCACCCATCCTGGTGTCCAGGTTGGAAGAACCATTCCGTCAGGTTCTAATCTAGCTTTGCATGGTGAGGGTATTTATACAATCCCCTCCGGTGCTTGGATTTCTAGTGCGAACCTGAAAGTCCCTGGTGCTACGTTTACGATTGCTAACAGAGCAGATGACACAACCAATGCTGGTAAAGTGAAGACCAGTGCATCCAATGTTATTGGTGAGGTTGTGCGCTACAATGCGAGCAATGATGACCTGACGATCAGGGTCTATGGATAATGGAGGATTATACAATGGCTGATGAATTGAAAGTTAAAGAAGCTATGGCATCGTTGATGTCTGATAAAAGCAGACGTGACGAACTTGCCGAAATGATTACCGAGTATGTACAGCCCAATCATATCACAACCGATTTTGTTGGAATGCTGTTGAATACTCGTAGCCTCAAGCCGGGAGATTCTCTGGTCAAGAAACTCCGCAAAGGTTTGCAGGTTCATACTTTAGTTCCCGGTACAATCCATATGGCACACGAAGTCACCGTGACTGATCGTGTTAACTACATGCTGGACGGTGCTGACGTGAAAGTCACCTGGAATGAGTGGGAAATGGAAGCTGGTGAAATTGGTACGGTTGATGAGATTCGTGGAGAAATGTTGGCAAAGCTACGAGACTTCTATTACAATAAGGTCTTTACTGCTTTGACTACGGTCTGGACAGCAGTTAATACTCCTAGTAACTTTACTTCTGTTGGTGGCGCTATTACTGCTACTGTACTAGAAGATGCTATTGATCGTATTAATCAGACTACTCCTGGTGTGAAAGCTGTGGTTGGTACGAGAGTTGCCATGACTCCGATCACCAAATTTGGTGCATTTTGGAATGATGGCGCTACTTCCGCAACTGTTGTGGGTGTTGACTCCCAGTTAGAGGAAGTGGTTCAGAGAGGTATGTTAGGTCGTTATTATGGTGCACCTTTGATCGTATTGGATCAGGTGTATGATAATCTGGAATCTAATACTGCTATGTTGCCTACGGACAAAGTTCTTGTCCTGGGGCAGAATGTTGGTGAATTCATCACTTACGGTGAAGTTAAAACCAAGCAGTACGAAGACCCACGCCCTACCCCGCCTCAGTGGTTCTTGGAACTCTATCAGCAGTTTGCTCTGCTTGTTTGGAATGCACAGGGCTTATACGTAATCGGAGGCCTGTCATAAGACTGGCTTTTAAAATGGGAGGGTTTATAAACCCTCCCATATACCTATACAATTTAATATAAAAACAAAAGAAAGGATCATAAAATGAGCGAAGGTTTAAGTGTATATTCTCTAATGCAGACAGGAAAGCCTTATAAGTCGTATATCAAAACAGTTTTAGCGAAAGTGTATGTCAATGTTTGGGACTCCTTTGAAAATAAGAAAGTTGGATTAATTATCGAGGGGAATCCTAGCGCCCAACCAGAAGAGTGTATTATTGATGTATGGAATGAGCAAGAGGATGTTTTTTTCAAGAGGGCTAATAAAAGACAGTTAGATACTGGATACATTATTCCTCATACTAGGGTTGATATCCCAGTAGAAAAATCTCCTAATGATTTTACTGAAGATGAACTAATTAACGTACTAAATAGCAGATTTTTATCCTTACAGAGTACGGTTAATAAGATGACATCTGTAGCACCAATATTTCGTTTAATCGAATTAGCGGAAAAGCAGGAAAAATCAGAAAAAATTATTAATTTCCTAAAAGGGAAGTTATCTGAATTACAACTACGTGAATATCAAGCAGAAGAGGTTTAAATGGCGTATGATTTAGTTAATCTCATTCCAGAACTCAGACTAAGAATTGGTGATATTAATCCAGCATTATACAGATATACCGATGATTGGTTAGAGGTAGCTTTAAAATCTAGTGTGAAAATCTTAGGTAAATGGTGGAACTTTAAATATTTACTAGATTCTAATGAATTTATTATGAGAAACACTAGCGGGTACTTTATTTTTGATGAAACCTCTGATGGTGTAGTTGGCGGCGTATTAGAGCCTGGAGATGACCAGATTATAATCATCTATGCCGCTATAATTACCCTAGAAGGTAGTTTAGAAAATTCTGCATGGGATTATGGAAGCTGGAAAGATGCTGAAATTAGCTACTCTAATATAGCTAGTTCCAAGACTAGAGGAGATATCCTGAAAGGCTTGTGGGAAGAACTGACATCAATCTTGAAGGTTCCACAGAAGAGATTAGCTGGCATACTAAAAGGCTCATTACCTGGATATTTAGGAAACTCATTTGAGAGGGTTGATAATTATTAGAAAGGGCTTTTATGGCGAACATTAAAAAGAAAAAGGTTTTAGTTATCGGGGATGGTATAATCCCAACTGGTTTTAGTACCGTAATTCATAATATAATATCTAGATTACCTAAAAATGAATTTGATGTGCATCATTTGGCGGTAAATTATTATGGAGACCCACACGATAAAAAATGGAAAGTATATCCAGCAGTACTTGGAGGAGATATCTGGGGATTCAATAGACTTCAGATGTTTGCAGACCAAAACTTTGATGAAATTTTTATATTGAATGATTTATGGGTAATAGATACCTACCTAAAAATTATCAAAGAGAAGTTTAAAAACAAAATTCCCCCAGTTATTGTTTATTTTCCTGTAGATGCCGCATTTTTAGATAAAGATTGGTTTATACATTTCGACATTGTAAAAAAGGTATGTGTCTATACTGAGTTTGGGTATAACGAAGTTAAGAAAGTTAGACCTGATATAGAACCGATAATAGTTCCTCATGGACTTGATAGAAAGTACTTTTATAAAATAGATGACGAAAAGAGAAATATAAAGGCTAAAATATTTCCAAAGAAAGAAGACTTCTTAGACTCTTTTGTTATTTTAAATGCCAATAGAAATCAACCAAGAAAAAGGATTGACATTTCAATTTTAGCTTTTACAATGTTTGCAGAGAATAAACCAGAGAATGTAAAACTATATCTACATATGGGTACTAAAGATATGGGGTGGGATATTCTAAAACTGGCGTTTAGATATGGAATAGAAAACAGACTAATTATTAGTAACACTTTACCTGGAGTACAGGTAGTTACATTGGATAAGCTAAATCTTATTTATAACGGCACAGATGTTGGACTTAATACTGCTGTTGGAGAAGGTTGGTCACTTACAAACATGGAACATGCTGTGACTGGTGCACCTCAAATTTTACCAGATCATAGCGCCTTACACGAATTATATTCAGATTGTGGATTGTTAGTTCAGGTAGATACCTGGGCTGTTGGTAGTGACACTTTGACAGTTTCTGGAATAGTAAGAGCAGAAGATGTAGCAAAAGGTCTTCAACTGATGTACGATAATAAGAATATGTATAATATACTATCAGAAAAGTGCTCACAAAAATTTGCTTTACCAATATATGATTGGAGTAATATTGTAAAAGAGTCGTGGGTACCAATATTTAGAGATACTTATGAGCATAACCTGGCCTAATAATACAGTTACAATTATAGATGGGATAAGAAGTGCTATTGGAAGAGAAGTTACCTTCTATGTAGAATCAACTGCTACTCCGTGTCCACTTTGTAATTTAGACCCGGTTACAAATACATCGACAGATTCTTTCTGTCCTACTTGTTCTGGGATGTTTTGGCTTTATACTTATAGTGGGGTTAATGTTTCCGGGCATGTAACTTGGGGGTATGCCGATCAAATGGATTGGGCAACTGGTGGACAAATCTTTGAAGGTGACTGTCGAGTACAAGTCAAATATACTGTAACTAATTTAGAATTAGTAGAAAATGCTAAGTGGTTAGTTGTAGATGATAAAAAGATGAGCATCATAAAGACTATCCAAAGAGGAGTTCCTACAGTAAACAGATTACTCTTAGATTTGAGAGAGGAAGGAAAACAAGGATAATGAAGAAAACAGGTGTGATTATACAAGGATTTGATATATTAGATGTTACTAAATACATAGGACAGGCTAATAAGAAATACCAAGCTATTCTACTCTCAAAATTAGAAAGTACTATTACTGATAAAAATGTCTTTAGAGAACTTAGAAAAGCAGTATTAGATTCTTTTAATGATTATACTAGAGATATTGTTGAAACTGTTTTTGGTAATATAGAAGATGCCTGAGCCTTATAAGGGTGTTATAGATTTAACAAAAACATCTATACTAAAAGACGATGCTTTAGATGGAGTTTCTAATAGAGCAAAAGAACTTAGTAAACGTCTAGAATCCGTCCTTTACTTTTCAGATGTTGTAGATAGTCAGAACTTAATTTTCCTAAGTGCTAAAGATGATGCTGTTGAATACATGAAAAATGTTGTGCATATGGTAATTCAGGCAGAGGCACTAAAGGCAATGTTCATGACAGATGAGTACAACTTCCACCTCTATGTTGATGCTCTTATGGAGGCTATCGGCTATCATGGAGAAAACTTAGTAACATTTTATGTAACTGGAGAAGAAAATATTACACTTGTTACTGTAGATTTTTCTCCTTTAGGGGAAATTCTAGAGTGGGAAAATGCGGTTATTTTTGCCAGAGCAGAGTTAGGTGTGGGTGGAGAAGAGCCAGACCCAGAAGACACATCTTTTTATTGGGCGTACAAGGTTTACGGCCCCGGAAGATTAGGTTGGAGTGTATCTTCAACTAGAAAAAAAGAGGGTACAAAAGACGTTACTGAAAAGTTTTCTGGTTTGTATGAGAAGACGATACAGACTAGACTAAAATATACAAAAACTGGACAAGCACCTTTTTGGTATCTTATAGAATTTGGAAATGCACCTGGAACTATGACTGATAGGGGGGGAGAACCCTTTCCTAGAGTAGCCCCAACCCACTTTGCAAGTAAAACAGAGTTAGCAATAGCACGAATCTATGAACTTACTTTATATAGAATGCTAAATAAGACTCTAAGCGATTATGGAAATGCCCTTCTAAAGAGTTTTTCTAGAGGTACTTCTGGTATTAATATAACCGATGTAAACCAAGTTTTCTCTGAAATCGCTAAAATAACAGAAGAATTAATGTCAAAAGAGTACCCTCTAGAACCAGTTGATTTATCAGAAATGAATGCATTGATGGCTAAAATCAAGGGAGTAGCTGAATTTACTAGGCGAGGTAGGAGAGTTAAACAACTTAGAGCTACTTCTGGACAATGGGCACCATCACCTATACCAACATCTAGATTAAAGAGAAAGAAATAATATGACTATGTATTTAGAAAGAAAACAAGATTTATCTATCATATATTTTTTAAAAGATTTATTTGCTGATGTAGAATATATGCAGGTTCTAGATGCATTTCCACTAGGAGAACTAACAATTCCTTGTATCTCCGTGGAAACAGACACAATTGATACAGCAGAATATCAACTAGGAGATTTTGATAGAATAGAATTTAGAGTTTGGTTTATAGATGTATTTGCTAAAAATAAATCCCAAAGAGATGAAATTGGTTATAAAATAATTAATGAATTAAAGGCCGGAATCCCAGTTTATAATTATGATGAGGGGTTCCCATCAGATTATAACCCTACCAAAATAGGGAAACTAATCCCAAATATTATAAAGCTTAAAAATATTAGAGTTTTACCAGGATTTGTTGAAAAACTCTATTATCGCTGTGAAATAACTTTCACAGCAGAATATGAACAAATAACTTAGGAGGCTTAGAATATTATGGCAAAAAGATTAGCCATTCCTTCAGAAGATGTAAAACTTAGAATTGTTGGCCCCTATGATAGCTTTTTCACTCACAGAACACAGAGAGTGGATATAAATGAAGACGTTCCAACTACAGATGTGTATGAAATTGGTAACAATACCTTAGCCGGTACTGTTAAAGATACCCCAAATGTTACCTTAACATTCAGTGCTTTTGACGTGGGTATTAAAATCTTTTCAGTATTGACTGGTACTAATCCAATTGCGTACCCTGCGGCTGGCGTTGACATTTCTGAATTAGGTGAAGCAGATGCTATTATTTACATCCGAGATGCAACTTTAGTTGATTATGTTAAATCAGCACATGCAAAAAGATTACAAGTAAGAGACTTTACATTTACCTATAGTGTAGATGGAGAGTCTACAGAAGATTATACCTTAATTGGTTCTCAGAAACGTTGGTTTAAAAATGATGTTATTGTAGACCGTATAACTACAGGTACTACATCGTTTACTCTGACACAAACCCCGATTCAATTAAAGAACGGTAACTACTTACTTTCTGTTATTTTAAATGGTGTATACTTAACAGAAGTAGCCGCCGCACCAGCAACAGGTGAGTATAGTGTTAGTGGTACTACTGTTACTACAGGAGATAGTAGAACAACTCAGTTTATAGCTGTTTACCATGCCAATCCAGCGGGTACTACTTGGAGTTACATTTCCGATTCGTTAGTTCCTGCGGCTACCAGAGGTAGAGACGTAGATATTGTTATTTTAGCTAATAACATTCCAAGAGTTCAATCAGTTACTATCAATGGTAACTTAAATGTGCAAAACGTACGTGAGATGGGCAATAGAGATATTGTCGGTTATCAGAGACAGGTTCCAACCGTTGAAGGTACAATTGCTGTTTTAGATACTGATACAGAACTTATTGACCTGTTACTAACAGGCTCTATCAACTCTGGTGACACAGAGTTCAAGTTAGCTGAGGGTTGTGTAGCATCTGGTATATCTTTGGATATTCAGATTACAGACCCTTGTGATACCACAGTTCCTTATACAGTTTTGAAGACGGTTTACGTACCTAACATTACTGTTGTAGGGGATGCTTGGTCTGCTGTTGTAAACCAGAACAGCACCTGGAATATTAACTTCCGCTCTAACACTGCTCAGTGTGTAGTGTATAGTGGTGCACGTTAGTAATAATTAGACAATAAATGCCATAAAGGATTTTTAAAGGGGCTATACTTTTCTAGAGTTTAGGAGAGTTGTAGTCCCTTTTAATTTTTAATACGAGAAAAGGATTATAAAATGAGAAGTATAGATAAAAATGACATAGACATTAAAAAACTTTTTACTTGGGGTGCTAAGTTTGAAATTTTGGATAATAATGATAGGTTTTTATTAGATGTCTATATACGTTTAGTAGGGGATGCCGAATTAAATAGAGCAAAAGTATTTGCACTAAGAAAATCTGCTGAACTTCGCAGTAAACTAAAGCAAAAGGGTTCTGACGAGAGAATAGCATTCATTCCAGACTTGCATGTTTTAGAAAAAGAATCTATGGTAGAGTCTGCTTTGCTTTATATGGTTAGAGATGTAACAAATGACTCTATAAGAGAGGTTAGATTACCACTTCCTGTAGAGCCAGCTTCTGATGCATCCCTAGAAAAACAAGAAGCATATCAAAAAGAAGTTGATGATTTTCCTGGAAAAATTGAAACTTTAAGAATTCAATATATCACTAATATTTTAGAACAGCGTAGGCAGGAACTTTTATCTAAGGATATAGAAAGTTTATATAAAGAATTTGAACGTTCTATTATAAATCAGCTTTGTGAAGATGAAATGATTTTAAAATTTAGAGAAATGTGCGCCTATTTTGGTAGTTTCTCAGATTCTGATTTTAAAATTAAACTTTTCGAAAGTTTTGAAGAATTTGAAAATTTACCAAAAGAAATTAAAGACCAATTTTTAGATTGTTATAATAGTCTTGAAATTTCTGGAGAAGACCTAAAAAAATCGCTAGAAGTAATGCAATAGCATCTCTATGGGCTGTTGCTAAGGAATTACAAATTCCTTTAGATAAATACATAGAAGAACTTACGGAAGTTCCCTATACTATTTCTTTTGTTAATAAAAAGCGAGTACAAATAGATAACTTAAGCGAACTTCCTAAAGAAAAACGACCTCCAGATTCCATAGTCTGGTGGGGTACTAGTGAAGAACTAGAAGACTGGTTAGATAAAGTGCTAAGTAATAAAAAACAAACAAAAGCCAATCTTATAATTGATGAAAATAAGATTGAAGGATAAATATGGCATCAACTTTAGAAGAACTAAACAAACGGTTACTAGAAATAACCAAAAATGCTAACCTATCAGCAGAAGCCTTAGAAAGAGTTCAAACTTTGGCTAGGCAACAACTAGCTAGTATGGTAGGCCCGCAAATGCAGGAAACCATGCGAGGAGCCGCTAAGGGTGGCGTTCCAACTCAGCAAGGTTTAGACAGGCTACTTTCTCAGTTCTTAGGAGGAGGTGTGAGTTCTGGTTGGCATAGGGCTGGTGGTGGTTCTAGAATATTTTTTGGGGCTAATCTTACTAGAGAATTACAACAAATTTTTGAGCAGAGCATAACACAAACTATAGCTCAGGCATTATCACAAATAACTTCAACCCCCGGAAGTAAATTGCCAGGAGTGCCAGATCAGATTCCCTATGCGCCAAAAAAGAAAGAAGAAACTGATGCAGAGAAAAAACTTCGAGAAAGTAAAGAAATTAGTAGACAGACAGAACAAAACGAAGTATTTAGACGGGCTGTAAGAAAAGATGAAATAGCTGATGCCAAAATATTAGCAGAAGAGAAAACAAACCAAATAAAAATAGAGCGGCAAGCCGCCGAACATGAAGCACAGATAGCCGCTACTAATAAAAGAACCCAACAGGAGTTATTAGATATTGGAGAGCGTCGAAGAAAGCAGATGGCAGACCTGTTGACGTTTTCTGAAAAACAAGAGGCCGCACAGAAAAAAATATACTCTGCTGAAGAAGTTCAAGTACAGATGGGGGAATATCGGGGAAAACGTTTGGTACAACAGGCAGAAAGATATGGATTTAAACCTGAAAACATTAAACAAATATATACGCAAGAGCCATCTGGAGTAACTGTTGGTAAGTTTGAAAAAGTTGACGAATCTACTGGTGCAGTAAGTAAACTAGAATTAACTGTAGATAAATTTGGAAATACAATTACCAGAACAAATAAAAGACTTTTAGGTTTTACAGAATCCATTAAAAGAAATACCATAGAAGTCCTAAAATGGTCTGTTGGTGTTGGGCTTGTTTATGGTGGTATGTATAAACTACAAGCATTAATTAAAACCGCCATAGAAAATGAAGCTAAACTAGCGGATATTGCCGTTATTTTAGGAGATGCTCATCGAGATTTAAATCAAATATTTGATGAATCTGCTAAAGTGGCATATGAAACCGGAGAAAGTATTAGTGCTGTATTAGAAACTTATACTCTAGCATATAGAGCAGTAGGGTCTATTTCCGATCCTATTAAAAGAACTGAATCAGCTATAACTCTCTTAACAGATGCCACCACATTAAATAAACTTTCCTCCCTGGACGCCTCTAGTGCTATAGATGTACTATCTGGATCATTGAGACAACTGCAAAGGCCTGGGGAAGATATGGCTACTGCATTTCTAAGAGGTAGAGATTTACTGGATGCATGGGTAACTGTAACCAGAAAAGCTAACGTTGATTTGGCTACGTTGGCTACGGCTTTCTCTATTACATCAGAATCCGCCGAAAATTCTGGTGTTTCTATAGAACAATTAAATGCTATTATTGCGTCTTTAGCAGAAAAGATAGGCGGTCTTGGTGGTAGAGAAACTGGTAATGCCGTTAGAGCATTAATTGGTGGTGTCTATCAACAGCAGGCGGCAGAAATTCTTACAAGATATGGTATAGCAGTTCAAGACACTGCTGGCAGAATGAGGCCTTTCTTAGATATTTCTAGAGAAATTTATACTTTATATAAAGAAGGCGTTGTATCTGCTGATGAATTAAATAAAATTGGTTACACTCTAGGCGGTGGTGTACGTAGAGGTCAACAGTATGTTGCATTTTTGTCAGATTTTGAAAGAATCCAAGAACTAACAAATGAACAAGTTAATAGCGGCGGTGCGGCACAAGAGGCTTTAAGTAGAAAAATAGATACTACACAAACAGCTATTACTAGATTAGATAATGCTTTTCAGTCTTTAGCACAAACTCTAGGTTCAGATAGTGGTATTTTAGATATGTTTTCAGGTCTTCTAGAAACTACAACAGCCCTTGTTGGAGTTCTAGAAGATATTTCTAGTGTTTTAGGTAAAATGACAATTCCTACTGCTATGTTGGGAATAACATCTATGATGTTTAGAGGGGAGGCTGGAGGACTAAGAAGACAGGAATTTGCTAGTAACATTGGAGGTAGATTAGAAGGACTAGCTCTTGGGGCTATGAATTTATCTCCTAGATTGTCCAATAGAAAAGTTCTTGAGGAAAGATTAGGTTTAGAATCATCCGTAGAAATGATGGCTAAAAAATTCGGATTGGGTCTAGGAAAATACGTCTCTGGAACATTGGTTGGAGCAATACCAGCGGCTTTTAAAGCCGCTTCTGGAGATTTGGAAGGTGCTGGTATAACTTTAGGAGGCGCTGTTATAGGTGCAATAACAACGGCAGGTAGCCCAGTCGGTGCATTAATAGGTTCTTTTATAGCTGATGCTTTTATTGTACAAACATTGCAACATAAACCTGATTTTGAAGCCTTTTTTACGGATATATTTACTGGAGCTACAGAGGCTGATCTAAAACAGAGAGATAAAGCACAGGCTGAAAGAGATGCTCTTACAGAAGAAATATTTAAAAGAAGAGGTGAGGGGGATGCCTTTACCGGGATGACCTTTGGAAGGGCGGCGGCATTTGGATTTAATTTATCTAATCTTTTTAAGACGGGGCAGTTTGGTAAAATGACCCCAGAACAGGGGGCATTGTGGGGAGGAATAGTACCGGGTAAAGAAACCTACCCTGATTTGGTAGAAAGATTAGCCGGACTAAGGAAAGAACAACAAGAAGCTATTCCAGTTACTGCTGGTGCTGATGTTACAAAAGTAAGTGAGATTGAAGCTAAACGTCTAGATATGCTAGAACAAGAAAGAGATTTAGTAAATGAAATTATAGAGGCTAGAAATAAGGAAATTAAAATTCAATCAGCTAAAGGGGAAATAACACCAAAAGAACAACTAGGAATGCAGGAAACTCTTTTGGGGCTGGATGCCGCACTATCTAAACTAAACACAGCTTTCGGAGGGACTTTTGATAAAATTAATACATCTATTTCTGGTACAGAAGGTGTATATAATGCTTTTACAGATATTCTATTAGAGGGGTCTGATGAGCAAACCACAAGTATTATAAATGCCGCAAGTGAGTGGATAGATTGGGCCGCCGCAATAGAAAAAGCTGTTAAAGAGGGTAAAAACAGTATTACAACCCTATCTGGAGAGGAAATAGAATTAGCTGGTGCAGATGGCGCAATAGAACAATTAAATCAGTTCCAAACAATGTGGACTGATTATCTTAACTTACTAAGACAAGAACAGCAGTTAGCTGATGTAAAAATACCCACCGTAGTAGGTATGGAGGATATTCGTTCATTAGATGCTTTTGATAAAGTGTATCGAGATGCTCTACGTATGCAAAGTGAGGAGTTCGATACCTGGGTTAGAGAAGATATTCTAACTCCAGAACAAGCAGAAATTATGCTTTCTAGGTGGGAAAGAATAGCCGTTTATATGGGAGATACATTAGGTACTAAAGTAGTAGAAGGACTAACCGATTCTAAATATTTAAATCAAGCTTTTGATAAGTGGAAAGATGAAGTTTCTAAAGTAGATTTGGGTTTTCAAACGTTTGATATGACAAATCCAGAACTTGCTAGAATAGTACAACAAGCTAACTCTATGGCTTCTGTTTTACAACAGAAATATGGTTACACACCCGATATTACAGAACAATTAGCAATCACTCTAAAAGATAATGTTGTAGAACCTTTTAAAGCTGATTGGAAATTAGTACAACTTTTACTACAGCAAATTGAGGAAAATACAAGTGAGTTAGAAGGTATCTATAACTTACCAGAAGGTGCAGGATTTTATGTTCCATACCAAACATTACAGTTAGCTTATCAAAAAGGTTTAAATGAGGGTAAAGGAGGTATGGAGGGTTTATTAGCCGATCAAGAGTTTGCATATAAGGGAGAGGGTACTACTGAGGCCTATGGACAAGGGAGATTACAACCATCAGATATAACAGACTTGGTTAGATCACAACCAGACCCTGGTTTAGTTGCATCTACAACCGCTACTGTAGCTAAAGCAGTAGAACAAGTATATAAAACATATTTACCCCAATTATCTTACACCCCACCAAAAGCTACTCCTAGAAACAGGTTTGATACAGAGGGGTTTGGTCAAGAGCCTAGTTCTATAGAAAACATGGCTACTACAATAAAAGAGGGGTTAATGACAATACCCCAAATCCTTCATGATTATTTAATAGCCCCCTTTACAGAAGGGCTTGATTTTAAACAGTTATTTAGTGATATAAGTTCTAACATAAATAACACCGTAGCTTTAAATCTAAATTCTACATCTACAATCCAATTGGTTGTTGATGCTAAAGTTTTGGCAGAAATCGTAAAGACCCAGCTTTATCAAGATACGATTGCATTTGAAGGTTCTGGTGGTACTATCAATAGAACTATGGTTATATAGGAGATAAAATGGCCTGGACTTTAAATGGCACTAGAATATTTGTTACTGAATACGCAAATGACTATGCTCAAACTATAGCCAGATTACACCCTTTAGGTGGTGGCAGTGTGTATCATATTTTTGGATATGAATATACAATTGCTAAAATATCTGCTTATATTGTAGGAGATACTGATAATGCGGCACTTAAAGCATTAACTAGAAGTGGACTTTCTTATGCACTTGTATCCGATCAGGGAGGTTATGGTAATTTTTATGTTAAAGGTATAAGTATGAGAAGAGTCAACTCTATCTGTCAGACTTTAAGACCTGATTTAGCTGATGATGCCCCAGTTTATATAGCAGATATTGAATTATATCATGATGAGTAGATATGAGTAGCCTTTACGCAGATGTAACCGGACTAAGCGATATTGAAAATATTAGTGTTTCTATGAGTCATAATGGTGCTACTTCTGTAGCTACTATAGACGCTTTAACATCTACTCTTGATATTGGAGATTCTATAGACGTAGATATAGGATACTCTGCTAATCATGCTAGAGTTTTTAGAGGGTATGTAAAGCAAATTGATAGAAAAGTACCAGAAAATATATATACAATTACTGCACACGATGTTATGACTAGAGCAGTTGATTTCTTTGTAGCATCAACTAATCCAGAAGAGCCTTTTTCTAGAACTAATATATCTGCTGAGGATTTGGTAGAAGATGTATTAGCTTTAGCAGGATTAACAAACTATGATCCAGACCCTACTAACTTTGTATTTGCTACAAATTCAGTAGCAGAGGTAAACTTAGTTTCTGCTTTTGATTATTGTAGGTATATTGCTGATACGCTAACATGGCATCTATACGCAGATGAAGACGGTGTTGTACATTTTATTAATAGAAAACCTTATGTAATGGTAGCTGGTAGCCCAGAATCTAACCAACCTGGATTTCAAGCGGATACTTCGTTAGGTACAATTAATGACACTACGATCCTAGATTTTACACATAAGAGGTCAGAAAAAGATTTAAGAAATAGAATAGTAGTTTACGGTAGTACTGGAATTTATGCTGAGGCTAAAGCATCGAGTCCTTACTTACCAGCAGGGTTCTATAAAACAGTAGCTTTTGGTACTAATTTGATAGATCATCAGGGTTATGCACAACAGGCGGCTGATTATAATCTGATAATTTTAAATAGGCTCACAGAACAAGTCTCTATGAATGTAATTGGTGACCCATCTTATATGGCTAGAAGTGTATTTACAATTGATGAAGATATTTTAGGAATAAATGACGATTATTATATTGTTATGGCAGAGCATTCATGGTCTAAAGCAGGGTATACAGTATCTATGGAGTTGCGTAAATAATGGATGTTGAAATTAGACACGAAGGCTCTGATATAACTAACTATGTCATAGAGTATTCTAGAAATAAAGAACTGTGTTCTGGAATAGGTTTATTAGATATTTCAATAGTTAAAACAGTATCTAGAACTTTCAATACATGGGATACCATTACTATCTATGAAGAAGGTACTAAAAGGGGCGAATATAATATATCTTCTATTACTAGAGATGCTAAAACAGGGAATTATAAATTAGAATGCCAAGATGATTCTAAAAGATTAGTGGATTATTTCGTAGCAGATTCCTATACAGTTACTACTTATACATTAACTAAATATTGGATAGAACTTATTCTCAATATGGCAGGAGTAAATTACATTTTTGATACTGCTGAATTAGGAACTCCAGTGAATGAGAATTCTGTATTAGGTGTAGGAAGTGCTTACGATGTAATAACTCCTTTATTACAACAGAGTGGATGGTACATTTATTTTGATGAAAATAATTTAGCTCACATCGGTAAAATAGATTTATCTATCAGTGGGTATACTGATAGCTTTAATGATAATGAAATTTTAAATATCAGTACTATGGAAAACGATGCTATGCTTAGAAATAGAGCAGTAGTGTATGGTACTGGTGATGCTTATACGGGTACTTGGGTATACGCAGATTTAAGCAGGCAAACTCCGTGGAATTATGATAATGCAGATCAGAGAGCCGTTGTTTTAGGAAACCCCAATATTAGAAGTACAGCAGTAGCTAATCAACTAGCTGTTCAAATATTAGATGAATTTACTAAAAGAAATTATGTAAAAACTATTGAAATAGTAGGTAGTCCAAATATAGAAATAGCCGATACTGTATATATAAACTCTGATTATTTTTCTGGACTGTGTTTGGTAACTACACTATCTGTAGATGTAAATAGTAATGGTATGGTTACAACTCTAATTCTAGATCAGAGATGCCCAAGATTATTTGGTGTGTGGGATATTGGTACTAATTACGTCTATATTGGAACATCTGGTTCTGGTGTATGGAGAAAATTATTAGGTGGGTCTACTTGGGAAAACTTTAGTGATGGGCTTACGAATCTAAACGTTGTAGATTTAGATATTAATGCTGGCAATTTTGTATGTGTAGCTTCTGGAGGCCAATTATTTTTAAGAAATATTTTAGTAAGCGGATGGCACCAATTCCTCCCTAGTGGTTTCTATAACAGGCTCACAACCCCTCCTTATGTTATGCCAACACCGTCTGGAGGATATGTAGCCTGTGCTATAAATAGAACTAATAATGAAATATATGGGTTATTTACTAACAACTTATGGAGTTGGATATCTACAATAACATCGTCTGGAAACTATATAAACAGTCTAATAACCACTCTTAGTGGTACGTCCGATTTTACTTATACTTATAGAGGGTTTGATGTAGAAGATATTAATAATTCTTTGATAGTAACTACTTATTCTAGACTAACATCTGCTAGTGGGATAATGAACGAGGGGACTGGAATTAACAGAAACAATTTAAATACCAATTCAATAGCGTCAACTACATACAGTACAAGCAGAAATTTACAATATGGTCAAATAAGCGTTCAAAACCCAAGAATTTGCTGGTATGAGCAATATTCATTCTATTCTGATAGTACAAAAGTAATTCGAAGAGATAATCAAACGGGTGATGAAATTATTATAAATAGACCAACTGGCCCTACTTATGATGTTGGTTGGACTGGTTCTATTTTAGATAAAGATAACTTTATACAAATACTATATAATACAAACTCTAGTATAAAATATTATGTTCATTATAATTTCATTACGGAAACTAGTACAATATTATTGGAGGATTCCGCAGGCGCTGGTCAAATCTTTTCATCAAATTCATATGGCGCATACTTATTAAGTAACGGCGATGTAAGATTTATAGATATTTATAGAATACAAACAACTGGTGGTACCCCAGTATCTACCAATTTTAAGTATATAAACCTTTCCACATTATCAGTATCATCAGCAACTAATTTAGTTACTTTTAGAGAATTATACCCACTCCCAACTGTTCTAGTAGATTGGGGTTGGCATTTTCAAGGCAGTAGCTATATAATAGAAAATAACAAAAATATATTTTTTCAATACCACGAAGAACGCTCAACTGGTGGTTCAGAAATAAAAGTAAAATCTATTGTAATAAACTTAGATACTCTAGATGTATCTTCGGAAATTAGAACATTCTCGTCTGGCACCTTTTATACAGGAATTCACAGTATAGCTAGTTTTTGTGATGAAAAATTCTATATTGTTTATAGAGTAACACCATCGGCTACAGAGTACAGATTAGCTGAAATAGATTTTTCTGGGGAATTTTCAGATATTGAGCTGTCAGCAACAAATGTATATAAAAGACTTGTAGCATCTAAATTTACAACTTATTTAGTCTATACAAACGGAAATGTTTCAACATTAGCAGGTACCGGAGGTGTTTCATCGGTACCAATAGGATTGGGTGGTGATACAATATCTAGTGTAGCAGACGATCATGATAATTCTATTATTATGTATAAAGATACTTCACCAGGAAAAATATACAGAATAAATCCTGGTAATAGTATCACTACTTTGTATGATAATTGGGTATTTGGTACTGCAACAATAACTCTCTTCTTAGAAAAGATACTGTTAGATTCTATATTATTTAGTAATGGAGAGTGGCAAACTACTATATATCCAGAGGCGGCAAGTGTACTAAAAAAGCAGACCGATACTTTATTGTATGAAGATATCTATTCTAAAGTTTTGGAAACTACAAGTTCTATGAAACTAGATGCATCACTAGAGGCTCCTCTGGTTTTATTTGGAAATGGGCAAACTACAAGTTATGTATCTCAGAGTGGGGATATAGATACATATATTTTACTAAACAACGATAAATTAATTTATGATGCAAAATACTTCACATCATCTAGTGGAGTAAAAATACTCTTTGCTACAAGTTCTGGAGTATATGAATTTCCATATACAGGAAGTAGTGGTATATCCTTAACTCCAGTTTACTCAGGTTCGTTTAAAAAGTTAGAAACAAATAACCATAATTATTATAGTTATCCGTATATATTTATAGGAACATCTGGTTCCTTTTTACAAAGAAATCCAGATACGGAATTTTTTACCAGCTATTCAGCGGGGTTACCATCTAATGAAATTACAGTAATACGAATGGATGATTCATTATGAAATATCAATTTGAAAGAACAATATTTGACTACTTCAATTATTTTAATAGGATGCAAGATATTAAACCATTAATTCTAGGAGGTTTACCTGGAGCTAGTGGGGGTTCTGGTGGACATCCTGGAGGTTTTCTAGGATTTTTACCTCAGGATAGAGTAGCGTATGATACTACAGAGGCGTCTCTTAGTGGTTTTGTATCTGCTAGTGCATATAATCCTAGCGGTATTTTAATTAATGCATCTTTAGTTGATAACCTTAATCATATTAGATATAGATTAGGAGTAGTAGAAAATTTAGGCTTCTCTGCTGGTACTATATCTGTAGAAGAGAGTCAGGTATTAGTAGCATCTGGTGTAACAATTCTCAACTTTACTGGTTCGGTAGATGCATCATCTACAGGCCCAGGAGAGGTTACTATTACAGTAAGTGGATCGTCTACAGATGAGAAAACCAAAGTATCTTCTGACGATACTACTTCAAACTATTTAGAGAATAAAATAACTGCTGGTAGTAATGTATCAGTAACTGTACTAAATCCTGGTGGAAACGAACAAGTACAAATTAGTGCTACAGGTAGTGGATTAAGTGATGAGCAAGTTAAAATATCGTCAAATGATACAACAACTAATTATTTAGAAAGTAAATTAGCGGCTGGTACAAATATTTCTCTAGCTGTACTCAATGAAGGTGGGAACGAACAAATCCAGATTACTGCTAGTGGTGGAGTAGCATCTGATGAAAAAGCTAAAGTATCTGCTAATGACACTACTGCTAATTATTTAGAGAGTAAAATTATAGCTGGAGATAACGTTACTGTAACAGTTTTAAATGATGGTAGCAACGAACAACTAGAGATAAATGCTACAGCAAGCGGTACTGGAACTCCTATAAACGCATCTGATGAAGGAATAGTAGTAGCTAGTGGTATTACATCTTTAAACTTTGTAGGGCCGACTGTGAGGGCTACAGCGGTAGGTACAGACGTTACTGTGACAATCTCTGGATTATCTGCACCATTTGTGGGCGCTAAAGGGTATTTAACTTCAAATGTTCAGTTATCTACATCTACTGGTTGGCAAACATATTCTTGGAACACTGTTGAGTATGAATCTCCAGACACCACTTGGGATGGTGGTTCTCCATCGAGACTTTATTCTAGAGAAACTGCATATTATGTTGTAACTGGACAGGCAACTTTTAGTGGTGCATTACCGACTACTGAAAGATTCCAGCTAGGTGTTTTCAGAAATGAATCGTTAGTAGCCAATATTTGGGAAGGGTACTATGTAAATACTTCTGGCTATAGGACTTTACAAGCCGTGTATCACGGTCTTGTGAATAATGGAGAGTATTTATCTCTCAGAATAGTAAATGGTGCTGGTACTCAACCTTATACTATTAGTGGGGTAAATAATACCTTTTTGGCTATGCACAAAATTCAGGGTCAAGTTTCTGGACAAACTGCCAATCCTTTAGCCGTGTCTGCGTGTATGGCTAGTGGATATACTACGGCTAATAACGAGACGGAAACACCAGTTGTAATGACTTCGGAAATTTATGATACAGGTAGTTTCTGGAGTTCTGGTTCTCAATACACAATACCAGAAACTGGTTATTATCATATTGTCGGGTATGCTACTTGGGAGAGTGTATATTATCATGGAGTTACACCGTTCCAAATAAAAACTGGTATACGAAAGAATGGTTCTGTAATATTAGCACAGAAATGGGATTGGAATGATGTCAATACCGGAGGTGCCAGAGCAGAAGGTTTAACTACTAATATAACTTGTGACTCCTATTTACAAAGTGGGGATTACATAGAATTAGTGGTATGGCATTCTAAGGGTTCTACTGCAAGTAACATCATCAGACCAAATGATTATAATACAGCGATGATGTTACACAAAATTCAATAAAAAATATCAAAAATTATACAAAAATAGTATAATAAGTATGATAGAGTTTTATTAAAGGTGGAATTATGGAAATATTTCAACTCATTTCCACAATATTAATAATTATCAATATTGTGTTATGCATAGACCTATACAAGAATATAGCACATAAGAGACTATATTTAGTTCCCCTATTTGTCTATTTAATTCACACATTTGTTTTTTATATAGTAGTAGGTATATTTAAGGCATTAGGAATATATCCGGAAAATATTCCAAATTTTACTATTTGGTCATCTATTATTAGACTACAGGCTATTATAACTATATTCTTCTTTTTTCTTATAATTGGAAAATATGACAGGAAGATAATCCAGGTTGTAAATAAAATAAGGGGTAAATTGTTATGGAAGAGTGGATAATACCCGTTGCATCAATCATAGTAGCCATAATCGCATCTCTCCCAGGTCTTTTAGCTTTATTTAAACAGAGGAAAAAAGAAGAAGCCGAGATAAAAAAAACAGATGCAGAAATAGCAAATATGGTGCAGGAAATCTACCAGGATATGGTAGAAGATGTTAGAAAAAAATCGGATTCATGTAAAGAAGAAATTAATAAGTTATCTGGGGATTTAGCAGTAGTTATAAACCAAAATAAAGAATTAAAGATAGCGTATGATAACTTAGCTAAAATCAATGAAAATCTAGTAGTAAAACTAGAAAAATTAACCGCTGGAATTAAATTATTAATTGCACAAATAAAAAGAGAGGGGCTAACGCCCGACTTTGAAGTAGAGGAAGACGATGCTACCTAAGAAGGACTTTGGAGAAGACATGGCAGACAGAGTAACCAGAGGTTATGTGGATACTGAAAATATTACTTTAAAAGAGTATATAACTCAGCATTTAAAAGACCAAAAAGAATATTTCTTAGCTAGACTATTTGCAATTGAAGAAGCAATAGATATGGCTAGACAAGAGGCCCTTCTACGTTTAGAGGCGGCTAAAGATGCAAATGAAAGACGTTTAGAAGTTTTAAATGAGTTTAGAAAAACGGTAGAGGATTGGACTAAAAACGCCGCTTCTAGAGAATCTGTAGAATCTTTAAGAAAGGAGATGCTCTCAGAAGTAGAAAAAACACTATCTCAAATTAAATCCCTAGATGATTCTACCAGAAAAGAACTTGATAATTTAAAACTAAGTATTGTAGATTTAAAAGAAACCCGTGCAGAATTAAGAGGAAAGGCGTCACAATCTCAAACAAATATGAATACATTGTTTACTGGAATTGCTACCCTTATAGCTATTATAAGTATAATTCTGCAATTAACTAGATAAGGAGGACTAATATGCCGAAGGCAATTGAGGATTGCGTAAAGAAAATTAGCGGTACAAATAAAAGAACTGGAAAACCCTATACCCAGAGTGAAAAGTGGGCTATTTGTACTGCACAACATAAAAAGTCAGATGCAGAACTTAATTTAGATGATATTGCTAATTTAGTTTCTAATGCTACTTTCAACTATGCTAGTAAATTATACTCACAGAAAAGAGTACCTTCACTAGTTGAAGGATATGAATTAGCGCAGGTAGCTCTGGCTAAATTAAATTATGATTATGAAAAACTAGAGATGATCATAGGGAGATAACATGCCAGCTAGAATATATTTCCCTATGGAACAAGACCCGCCTTTGGTCTCTGCGGATGTTTCAGTATACCAAGCTATGATATTACCAGATGGTACTATTGTATCACATTTTGACTTTGAACAGTATTCTAAGAAATCTAGAACCATCAGACTTAGAGGGGGTGTAGCTACTGCTGGTATTGACTTTGAGTATGAATATAACCTAACTACATGCGAAAGTAAGTGTATTTATGTAGACAACGTATATCATTATACAAAGTTATGGAAGGATTTAGACAGTCAAGCACAAATTATAAAAGATACGTTTGATATAGCTAAAGGACTAGCCCCTACTAAATATCTAAACAGATTAGCTTTAGATATCGAAACAAACGATGATCTAAATAAAAATACCTTTACTGGAAATGCAGAAAAGCTAGTTAATAAGGTATATGGACTTACTAATGTTATCCCCGATATCTATACAAGAGCATACTTCTGGAATCAGAGTACATACCCCGCTACGTGGATGAAAAATTGTGGACTATGGGTAGCACATCATTTTCCAGGTATAAACTTCTACTCTGTACCGATAGTAAGACCGTATTTACCTGATGCTTGGGCTGATATCAATAATCCAATTATATGTTTTGAGTGGCAAGCTGACCATTATGATAACGGGGCTGATTGGGGGTCTACTGGAGACAATGAAATTGACCTTAACTACTTTACCTACAATGGTGGTACTAAAGCCGCTTGGGAAGATTTCTATGGCGTACCGTATCTGGAACCTACAGAACCCACTCCTTCTACAGATGATTGGAGAGAAATGATAATTGATCGCCAGAATATGAGAAATGCACCAACTTGGGCTGATACTGCTAAAGTTGGACAGGGTAAAAAAGGAAAGAGAGTCAAAGTAATAGGAGATAAGGTTAGTGATTTTGTTCCAGCAGAGATTTGGCTCTACGAAGACTACCTGAAAGAAGTATAGGTGCATTATGACAAAAACGGGGCAAAATTTTAGCATTTATCAGGGTGATAGTAAAGAAGTTTATGTCACCGTTTTAGATGAAAACGAAAATAATTTAGATATTACTAGTTGTACAATAAATTGGGTAATGTATAAACGCTATCCAGAGAATGTTGTATTAACTAAAACTACAGCATCTGGGATTGCTATTACAGTCCCATCTAGTGGTATTTTTAGAATGGACTTCTCACCTTCGGATACAGAATCCTTATTAGGAGACTATAACCATGAAGGTGAAATCACAGATACAAACTTAAACATTTCTACAATATTTGTAGGAACAGTTAATGTATATAAAAGCAAAGCATAATTAGGAGAAAACTATGGCAACAATTACTTTTGAAGGCTATATGGGCGCAGGCCCAGCTTGGGCTGATTTAGGTGCAAATACTTTAGTATTCAGTTCATCCCTGACTGATTTGGCTACATCAATTACTGTAAGTTCGTACCAGGATGGTACACACGCTGGTAACGGCGACCCTGGTACAGATCAGTGTGGTGCTAACCACATGAACAATGTTAAGTATCTGACCAGCGGCACAATGAGTGTCAATGGTGGTGGCTCAGAATCCATTGATGACACTAACTTAACAGCTAATGAGTGTACTCTAAGATTACACTTTAATCATACAGTATCTGTAGCAGTGACCAACGCTAGAGCATACATTTATAAAACAAGTGTTGGTGTCACTACCAAAGCAGATAACTTAACCGTCTATGCATTTGAACGTGGAGAAACCGCTACAGCGTGGACGCTGATTAACGATACTGGTACTACGGGTGGAGACAATACTGGAGAAAGGCTGGACTTAGCCAACTCCGCATCTGCCGCAGACCATTACTGGTATATTGCTTTATCTATCAGCCCTGCAACAGTAGGTCCTCATACTGATGTAGACTTGGGTATGGCTCTAACATATAGCTAAAAAAATTTAAAATAAAGGAGGTCTAGGCTTATGGCTACTGACCAAGAAATCCCGTTTAGAGGGTGGATAGCCTCTCTTTCTAACGGCGAGACTGTTTTTGAAACTGAAGAATCAATCGAAGGTATGTCTGCATGGCAGTACCTTCGTAAAAGATGTGCCGATGAAGGACTCTATGTTACGCAGATTCGTCTGCAACTTGGAGGTCTAACTTTCATCGGCATTTCCGATTCCGATGGCTACTGTCAATTTTGGGATTATACCAGAGATTTATTCAGTAAAAAAGAGACTCGCTCTAGAGGGATAGGCTCTGTAGTAGGAGATAAAATATTCTGTACTACAGTAGATAATTATGGAAACATAAAACAAAGTATAAGAGACTATAAAGATATGGATGTACATTGTATTATAAAGTAATGTACCGGAGGGTACTAAAAATGATTAAAATAATTTTAGCTACTTTAGCTATTATAGCATTCTGTTTAGATGCATTTCATGTAACAAATCCTAATGTTAATTGGACACCACTGGGATTTGCATTGGTAACAGCGGCAGTTTTTTTGCCGCTGTAGGAAAAAACATAATATGGCAGACCTAATTGATAGATTAACTCATGAAAGTATAGAGATGGTACCATCCCGTCCTGGGATAAATGTTCATGCATTTACTGGTGGGCTTGCTCTTTACGTGGCAGGAGCATGGACAGCGGCAGAGTTTGTCCAGGCTTGGGATTTGCAGGGTGCAGAACTGACACAGGCGAATGCTGTTCGAGCGGTTATGGACAGCAAGGCGAATGCCACCCTAAAGATGATTTATTTATGGAAGGTAACAGCGGCTTGTCTGGTTTTATCAAGTCCGCCGGATATGGATGCACCTAACCCATCCCCATACTTTGATGCATCTGGAAACGTAAATAAAGCTAGAATTGCCTCTGACCTGGAGATAACACTCTAATGCCTATTCGTTCTACTAGAGTAGCCGCAATAACTACTGGGACTACCCAGGATATCACGATATCCGGCATTGGCACGCCCAAAGCCGTGATGCTTGTTGCTACTCTTGCGGTTACAGATAATACCGCCATAGACGGTGCTATGCTGTCGGTAGGTTTTTGGGATGGCACTAGGGCGTGTGTATTTGGGCTTTCATCCGAACATGGGGCATCATCTTCGGACGTTTATGTCTTCGGCGCAAGTTCTCAGCTTGTCAGGATAACAAATCCGGCAGATGGGACAACGGATGGGTCAGTAAACTCCGCATCTTGGATAACAGATGGTATCCGTCTAACCTGGAATGATCTCCCGTCAACAGCAGTTCTTCTCACGGTTACGTTTTGGTATGGCGACGATATTGCGAATGCTTATGTAAATTCTGGATTGTCCTCCAACAGTGTAGGAGGAACAGTTACATTTACTCCAAACTTTCAGGTTGCTAATGGTATATTCGCAACTGTAAAAGTACAGAGTCATTCAATTGGTTTCTTAGATTACGATGGCTCAACTATTGTTCAACGTGGTGTATACCATGCTGATAGGGACAACCAGCCTACAATGGCACTCACGCATAGAGTGTCTGAGTCTTACATTCTTAGCAAGTCAAATGCCTCTGGGGGAATACTGTGGGATGGAGAGATAACTAGCGTAACAAGCACTGATTTTGTTCTTACTACCAGGACTGGTGCAGATTCAGCCACTGTAGGATTTCTTGTCTGGAACTACTCTGGTGCTGTCCCTCACGAGGTTTACACCTTCGATACACCGACAGCAACAGGCAACAATACCGACGCTAACCCTAATTTCCAACCGATTGCTCAATTCTACGGAATGTCTCTTGTTGAATCTGTGTCCAGCACTCCAGATTCTAGTTCTCTGGCTGGTAGCTATGGTATATCAGTTATTACTGCCAATGAGCAATACTCCAACACAATCACCGAAGAAGATAATGCCGCAGATTCCAATACTCAGTCTCTTGTAGACGACCAAGCTGTAAACTTCCCACTTCACGACGGCTCTGCTGGACTGGCGGCAACCTATGTGTCGATGCAATCCACAGGTACCCAGCTAAACTGGTCTGACATTGAGACAAATGCCAAGAAATGGATCGGCTTAGCAATAGGCTCTGCACCAACTGGTACGGATATAACAGACACACAGCCAGTCTATTTAAAGGGACAGAGTACCAGTTCTGATACACAGCCAATTTACTTAAAAGGTCAAAGTACAGCATCTGATACCCAGACCATTTATTTACATGGTGTAATTATCAGTGTAGATACTCAACCTATCTACTTGGTAGGACAGAGTACACTTTTAGATAACCAACCTGTTTACTTATCAGGTAAAGATACCTTAGCAGATACACAACCGATTTATCTGTTTGCTACAGCGGGTGCAACAGATACCCAGCCTATCTATTTAGTAGGACAAGATTCCAGTACTGACACACAACCAATTTATTTAGTTGGTCAAGCCAGTATTACAGATACACAACCAATTTTCTTACAAGGGTATGCTACTGCTTTAGATACACAGATAATTTACCTTAGTGGTAAAGATACATTAGCGGACACACAGACAATCTACCTTTTAGGTAGTATTGATGTAATTGACACCCAACCAATTTATTTAAATGCTGTATCTGCTGGTGGAGAGATTAGTGATACTCAACCCATTTACCTAAAAGGTAAAGCAGATTTAGCAGATACACAACCTGTCTATACAAAAGGACAGGACTCAATTACGGATACACAAGTAATATATCTATCCGGTAGAGATACTGTAACTGATTCTCAACCAGTCTATTTAAGAGCAGTTACGTGGCCTTTCTATGAACCATTTACAGGAAATAATGGTGACCCCTGGAGTAACTTAAGATGGTATGATGAAGTATCAACAAACTCTACTATAGATATTCAGGGTAATGAAGGTAGAATATTAAATAATGATGATACCGCAATATCTCATATTAGAGCGGGGGTTGATCTTCAAAAAGATTACTATATAGAATTTACTACCAGAATGGAGTACTTAGCTACTACTGGTACTCCCTGGATATTTGGTATAGTTAAGGTTTTAGGAGAATTTACTGATAACTTACCTTATACTGGTGTGGGAATTGGTATTTATTATGATATAGAGCTTGGCGAAGTTCGTTATGCTAGAATGCAACGCCAGAATGGTTCACACATAGGTTCATCTAATGTACTATTAGAGGGGGTAGGCTTTACTGATGAGATAACTGTTAAAGCATGGACTTATGGTGATTATTCATATGCAATAATAGAATCTGGTACAAGTTCATGGTATTTTAAACAGTCACTTGCAGGTACATTAGATGCAGTAGTTGGCGGCGTAGCAATCACCACTTTTCCAGATTTTATAGATAACAGTGTAACACACTTTATAGATAATGTTTATATACTGTATTCTTTAGCACCTGCTACATTACCAGTTTATCTAAAAGGTAGAGCAGATCAAGCAGATACACAACCCATCTACTTAAAGGGTGTATCTACTATAACGGATACACAAACTATTTATCTGAGTGCACAAGATACCCTAGTAGATACTCAAACAATATATCTAAAAGGACAGGCTACACTAACAGATTCCCAGCCTGTTTATCTGGTAGGTGGTACTGCTGTAACAGACAGCCAACCAATTTACCTGAATGCATCCGGTAATGCAATTACGGATACACAGGCAGTTTACTTAAAAGGTACTGCTGATATAGCGGATGCACAAGCTATCTACTTATTAGCAAGTATTACAGTAACAGATAATCAACCAATCTACTTAAAAGGTGTAAGTACTCTAACAGATAATCAAAGTATCTATTTGTTAGGTAGTATAAATGTAATAGATTCCCAACCAATTTACCTATTTGCATCTGGTAATGCAGTAGCGGATACACAAAGTATTTACTTAAAAGGTGTAGATACAATACTGGATACACAGAGTATCTATACAAAAGGTAGTGATAACGCAGTAGACAGTGAGAGTATATACCTTAGTGGTGTAGCTGGAATACTAAATAACCAACCTATCTACTTAAAAGGACAGAGTAGTCTTACTAATACCCAAAGTATATACTTAATAGGTAAAATAGATGTAACTGATAATCAACCTATTTATCTACATTCTGAAGCTACTTTAACAGATAACATACCCATTTTCTTATCATCTTACTCCATTTTATCTGATTCTCAAAGTATCTACCTAAGTGCTACAAGTGGAATAACAGACACTTTACCTCTATTCTTACAAGGTAGAGATGTAATATTAGATAACCAACCCATTTATGTAAGAGGTGCATTAACATTATCTGATACATTACCTATATACTTAACTGCATTATACGCATCAACGGGTACACAGAATATTTATCTAAGAGGTTGGAGTGGACTAACTATCCTGATAAAGAAAGACTATCTAACAGGACAAAGAAATCTAATAAACTATCTAATAGGACAAAGAGAACTAATAGAAGAAGTAGAAGGATTACGTGAATTAATGGACACGCTAATAGGTGAAGTATAACCCCCAGAAATGGGGGTTTTTTTTTATTTAACTAGCTGTCGATAACAGACTTTCGAAAAAATTTTCACCTTAAAACTGAAATTTGAAATCCAGTCTATAACAAGATTTAGAAAAATACTACCGATAATAGACTTTCAAAAAATACCCTGAGTCTGGGGGGTACACAGCGCCCCACGGGCAAAAAAATACCCTCCCATTTTTCAGGGAGGGGAGGGGGTGAAAAATTGTTATCAGAAAATTATCATAAATTTGTATCCTTCAGCGGATTTTACACGAAAATAATTTTCGAAATTCAGCCGGGTAAAATTATTGTCAGGCAGAGGTAAAAAATTTGTATCCCTCCCTGCTCTCTTGACAGCATAAAAAATTTCTGTGCTGTCAAATTTACAAATTTTCACGAAAATAATTTTCATGGGTTATTTTCCTCTTTTCTATGCTAGCATGGTATTCTATGATACCGCCAAAAATAAAAATGGGCAGAAAAATTATTATAGTGATAAAAAAATATACCATCTTACCACCTCAAAAAATAAAATTCGATACTCGAAAAATCAGGGAGGGATTTTAACCCCTCCCTGATTTATAGACTGGCTGGAAACTTCGGCCAGGAGCAGAAAAAATTAAGCCTGCTCTGCTTTCTTTGCCTGCTCTGCCTGCTCCTGCTCCTGTGCTTTCAGCATCATTTCGATGTATTTTTCAACGTCATCGCTGAATTTTACAACCATATCAGCGGGGGAGGTGGGAGCAGTGGGAGGCGTCAATATTGCATCCCGGCTTAAGCAAGCCTCATTTGAAATCCTGGCATATTCGACGGCCTGTGCCAGCCTTGCAACAGGGAGTGTAATTACTTTATCTTTCAGGCTGGCAGGGATATTTTTCACCTGAATTTTATCGCCCAAAAGGATTAACTTTTCAATGGACTTGCTACCAAAGAAAGCGGTAACATGAGGGAGGCTGGCAGTAACAGAGGCAGAGGTGGGAGAAGAGGTTAACACTCCCTGTGCTTTGCTGAGGAGGTCTGAATTAACCTCCCCTTTTTCGTCCTTGAAAAAGTTTGTCTTGAAATCTAAAACAAACGGCTTAATCTTTTCTGTCATGATATAAACTCCCTTCAGATATTAGGGTTAATCAACTAAGAGTAAATTTTAACCCCTCAGAAAAATTTACAATCTAATTAGGGATTAATCGAATAATCTCACAATTTAATCCCATGAAAAAAATTGTGAAATCTAAGATAATCTAATAATCTCCCGATATATCACATGAGGATTGTGTCATGTTTACTCGTTAGTTATTTTCAAAAAATAGCCTCATGTTTCCATGAAAGAAAAATCAGGCACAGATAAACTGATTTTTTGGGCAAGGGATTTCTTTTCTGAAATCACAAAAAAGAAATTTGTCTTGAAATCCCGGCTATTTTTTGTTATCAATGTGCTGTGCTGAGATAATCTTACCATTAACGGATATCCTGTCAAGGGTAAAATAAATTTCTTTTTGGAGTAATTTTTTTTAAAATTTTCGCTTATTTACTCGCTTAACGCCTGCTCCTTTCATTTAAAATACAATCCAGCCTGCTCCCGGCTGGCTGGCCGAAAGTTTCCAGCCTGCTCCCGGCTGGCTGGCCGAAAGTTTCCAGCCTGCTCCCGGCTGGCTGGCCGAAAGTTTCCAGCCTGCTCC